GCTCTACGGTAAACCTTCTTTCCGCCTATAGAATCTGAAGTAGAACGAGTCTCAGTTGAAGTTGCTTTAAGTGCCTTATCTCTTTTCTGTGTCTCTGCTTTTTGAACCTCTTTAGTTTTGTCAATCATGTTGACTTTATCGAACATATCGAATAGTTCTATAGCATAGTCAGGTCGATAATCACTATCTGCCTTCTTAAACATCTCTGTGCGTATCTCAGATGAGCCTACCCAATCTTGAAACTCTTTATTGGCTACTCTATCTTGCCAATCTGGGTATGCTTTTTCCAGGACACCGACTTGATGTTGTTGTTGCTGGATTTTTCGTTCTTGTCTTGCTTCTATTAACTCTGGATGATTTTCTATAGCTTTGTTTACTGCCTCAGCAGGATCACTATAAAACTGATCTTCAAAATTAACAGTTTCTTCTACATTTGGAGTAGCTTCTGCTGCTCTGTTTTGAGATTCCATTAGGCTTTGAATTAATTTGCGTTGCTCACCAACTTCGCTGGCTTGCTTGCCCATCATCTTCTCAACATTTTGGTACATCTCTACTAATTCTTCCGTTGACTTCCCAGCAAATTTCTCAGGAATGGTAGATTCAGGTTGTGGAGTTTCTTCCGCCTGTGCTTCTTGTGTAACTTCTTCGGTTGTTGCTTCTTCTGTTACTTGTTCCTGTTCGTTTGTTATTGGTGCATCCGCTGAAGATGCTTCATCTACTACTATACTTGACATGGTTTCTCCGCCCCTGTGGGGTTATGAAGTGATAAATTGGAGTCTTACAAAGAGTTAATCTTTGTCAGATTGTTCCATTGCGATTTTTGTTGTATTTTCTAAAGTTAATAAAAACCTTAAAATGTTCAACTGACCTTTGGCTTCCCATAGGTCCTTTTCATCAGTCATTGTGTCGATGTTGACCACACCTTCCTGAATAGTCTCTAAATCAGCAATAAGGTCGAGCCATCCTTCTGACTCCATCATTGCTAATCGATCTTCTATAAAACGGTCATCTGCTTTTGCCATTGATGATTATCGTTTATTGAATATTTCCATTTACTACTGCTTTTTGACTAGCTTCTCTTGCTTTAGCTAAGTTAAGAATAGTCTCTGATTGTAGGTGATCTACTTCAGGTATATTCCTGGCTGTCTCTGAGCGTTTGTTTTCAATATCAGCAGCAACCTTTTCTAATCCGATAGCTTCTTTTTGCAATTTAACAATGCGTTGTTGGAAGTCTATCTCGTCAGGTTGATTTGTCATGGCTTCTGATTGCCATTTCATTGCTTTAGCCTTTTCTTCTTCAGCTTCAGCCATAGTTTTCTGAATATCTGCTTGAGCTTGTTGCATTTGTAATTCCATAGCCATCTGTTGCATCTGTTGTTGCTGTGGGTCTGGCTCATTACCTTGCATCAGAGCATTCACAATCTGGTCTCTATTGTGAATAGATGAGTTTTGGAACATTGCTAATAAAATAACATTAAATGCGGGCGAATCTTTAGGTATGGCTTGTAGCATTTGTACCATTTGAGTCATTTCTAACTCTTTAGCCATAATACCCATCGTTGAGTAAGGGATAAACTTGTAATCACTAACAGGGTATCTATCTACATCAAACTGAATCTTTCTCCACATACACTTATTAATCATAGGGATAAGAAATGTGTTTTGGAAATTCATCAGAGTACGCTTTTGTCTCTTAATTGCTGCACTTTGCATCATAGACATACCACTAGCAGTATCGTTTTGTGCTGCTCCAGTATCGGCACTACCTGTACCCATTTGAATCATGTTTTGTAGTGAGGCGACCTGGTTAAATGTTGAGGGGTCTGTAGTTCCCATATCAAGTGGCATGATTGCCTCTCTTGGACTACCATTAGTAAGAACTGTCTTACCAGGTCTAACCTCAAACTTAATACCTCGTGGCAGTCTTGTAGCATCAGCAGCCATCATTGGTGTTGTTGTGAGTGCTAGTGAGTCAATTCTTGCTCTCATTTCAGCATCCAATGCCTTTTGCGGGTTATAACCTTTCTCTGCTACACCTCTGCCCCAAAACTTATTAGGCACAATGTCATGTTGGTATGAGATAAAAGGGCGATCCTCCATCATAAAAGCGTTTTCTTCTACTCTTAGTATGTGTTCGTCATTACAGATAGTAACTACAGCTTCTACAAGCTCGTCAGACTTCTTATATTCAAAGTCGTCTTTATCTTTACCTGGCTTTAAAAAGCGTTTTGGTACTAATCCCCAATATTCGCAAATCTTAACTGAATCTGATTCATCAGCAGACTTTGTTTCAGGATCATAACTTATTCTTGCAGTTTGGTAATCACCATCAAGCGGTACATCTCTGTATATACCAGAGCGTATGCCTTCTACAACATGGTATCTAGGTTTGATAACCTCGTGGGCGACACCTAAAGCCTCATTAATCGAGTTAGCACTAGGGTCAATAAGAAATTCTTTAGGACTTATAGGTTCAACACGCACATCAATGGAAGGGTATTCGACCAATTGTCGAGTGGTAGTGAGAGTGCCTGCGACTGGCACTTCTGCGGGAGCTTTTTCGATAGTCTGATCAACAACTATCTTACCTATACCCGTTCCATAAATGGCACTATTCAAAAAGACCTCACAAACTGCATCTTTGCAGCCAGTTTTTTCAAGGTCCTCTTGCAGTAAGTTACGAACATACTCAGCATCACTTGGGTCTTGGTCTAGCATATCATCTTGTATGTCAAACCACTTGCCACGACCAAAAGTTGCTTCTTCTAGTTCGGCTACAGATGACTCAATAGCTTGTTGAAGGGCGGGAGCTATGAGTCTTGACTTTTCTGACTGTCTTGTTCTATCTTCTTGCAGCCATATACCTCTCCACAGGCGATAGTATTCATCCCATTGCGGGATGTAGTTAATATCTCTATGAGTTCGCCATGTTTCTAGCCTATGATTAAGCCATCCAGCTAATGCTTGGTACTTAGTTTCTTTATCCATACGGGTTCATGTTGTCCTTAATAAAGATATATGAAATTCCCTTATATTATACAGTAATATGACCTTATGCTTAAAATACTTGGCTTATTTAAGAGATTTTAGTTTAGGTAGGGGTAGGGTAGGGTAGACAATTATCGTGCCTACAGTCTCATTTAGTGAATTTGTCGTTTTTCTTCTTCAACTTCAACATAACCATCTAAAAGCATCTTACAAATAGTCATATCAACCATTTCTGTACTAGAAAAAGTCTCAAATTTCATTTCTTCAATCATATTAGATATTATTTTGCAGGCAATGACATATCTCAGCTTAAAGTTATCTTCAGACTCAGAATAAACCAATATTTCGTTTATTTCTTCATCTGTTAAATCTTCAAAATCAAATTCATCATCCATATTAATATCCAGCTATTGCATCTGTAGGCTGCCAATCGTCATCAAGCTCTATAGAGTGTGCAAAATCAGCAACAGAGACTTGATCAATGTAAGCTAGGGCATCTAGTAGGTCGTCATGTGCCATACGATTAGGAAAATCTACTAATTGACTTGTAAAAGTTTTCCAATCTCTGTCAGGATTGAATGTAATTTGCCCATGCTCCATTCTTCCTTGTAATGCCCAGGTGATTCTGTCGTTTTCCTTCTTACCACCGTGCCTAAGTTCGATAATACTGACCCATTTACCCTCAGTTCGCATTTCATCTTCAAGATAAGGCAAGATTGCGTTCCTAAGTGAGCCTGTTTCTATGCCTACGGTAGCTGATTCGACTTTCATCGCAGAGTAAAGAATCTTTTTTGCAGTTTCTTTGATGTTCCAACGACCATGAAGGATGTCTTTGACCCACCACTTATCACGATCTATCTTGACAATGGCTATAGCAGTCTCATCTAACCTGGAGCGTTTAAGATTTCGCTCTTGTTCGATAGCTTCAAAGCCAGCAGGGTCGATAGCAATAACAAAATTACCTTCTTCTGGCTCATCATCAACCTTAAACCATTCTTCTTTAAAGATACCACCTGAACCTGTCTCAAAAGAAGCCTCAAATTCTTGTCTAAACGACATAGAGGACATTGTTTTTCTTGCAGCTTCAATTTCTTCTTCAGGTAGGAACGGATTATCTGTACTGTTAAACTGAAACGCATCCCAGTCATCATCCTCTAAAGCATCAGTATAAATGTCATAGAAATGATTTTTACCTGCGGGTGTACCAATCATTACGCACTCACCTTTGACATCAGCCAAAGTTGGTCTTAAAATCTGTTCCCACACAACTGGCTTCATAGAAGCGTACTCGTCAAGAACTAAAAAAGACAAACCAACACCACGCAGCGTATCTGGTCTATCTGATCCTTTTAAATAAATCTTGCGACCATTAATTAAAGTTAAAACCGCAGTATTTTCATGTGCCTGGGCAATAAGGTCTTTGCCTAAGTCTTTAAGCATCGCCCACATAATGTCTTTAGCTTGTTGAAAGGTAGGTGCGACATAAAACACATCTTTGCTTTCAGACTGTATGGCTTTAATTAATAATAACCAAGCAGAAAGGTAGGACTTTCCAAATCGTCTACCAGCAGCAACTACTTTAAATCGTTTATTGGAGTGAAATATTTTTAACTGAGCTGGGTGTAGGTCTATGTTTAATTCTGCCATTATGCAGCAACCACCTTTGTTTGTTGTTTTAGACCTTGAAGTATGTGAACTATGACATCAACAGTCCAACCATTACCTAAAGCTTTATAGCGTTGTGTGTTAGATACACCCTCTGTATAGTTATCAGGCAAGGTTTGTAATCTTTCACATTCGATTGGAGTAAGTTTTCTATATGTTGGACCATCAACAACAACATTGTCTTTTTGAACTGTAGTTAATGTGCCTGTTTTTTCATCTAGTCTAGGCTCTAATCTTTGTTCTATTTTAAGATCAGGATTGTAGTCATCTCTTTTGCCTGTTTTTGGATTTATTTTTCTACCAACAATGCGACCACAAATTGGTTCTTCAATATTAAACCTTCCTCCAAGTGTGGCACTTAGAGCTACCATCTTACCTTCTGCTGAATAAACCCTATCTTGTTGATATGTTTGTGTTCCATCTTCCTTTTTAGGATTTACACATAAAACTTTAGCAACACTACTAGCTATAACAGTTGGTGCTTTATACTCAGGGTTGTAAACACGATCAGCCATATCGTATCTACCATCTCTTATTTCAAACTCAGTTATTGAGGCATCAAACTCATCTGTTTTAATATTTAAAATAGCTTTAAGGTCAAACCAATGATGTTCAGAAGGAATACAGAAAAACTCGCTACCAACTTTTCTAAAGTAATGTTCAACTGTAGAAAACTTATCGTTTAATTCTTCTGCGACTTGTTTTTTGTTTTTCTTGCTATTTGCTAAAGCATTTAAAAGACAATGCTGCAAACCTTCAATATCTACTTCATGCTTTCTGACCTTAACTTTTTCAGGAACAATTAAGACTTTAGGATGTGTATTACCTCCACCCATAGTATTAAGCGTTGGAGATTTTCCACTATCAGCATAAACTCTTTTTAAAGAATCGTGACCATTAACATCTGTCGCTGTTGCAGCGTGATGACATAAAGCGTTTTCATTAAAGTCTTTTAATTCACAAGGTCTTTTTACAAAACTAGATATTTGTCCTTTATACATTGTTGCATTAAGACACCTAGCTTTATCATCAGGAGTTTTAACTAAATCACCTCTAACTCGCCCACACCACTCATTGTTTAAATATTGCGGTGGCTCATGGTAAGGTAAATCTTCAAGAACATCTTTTAGCAATATGCCTTTATCTTCAGGTTGTCTAACTCCAGGTATGTTTGTCCAATACAACCTTTTACGATTTTGGGCGGAAAGAAGTGAACTATTAATCATTACAGGCTCTACACCTAAATGCTCAGTAATAACATCTTGATACTCTTGCTTCATCATCACATTCTCAAGCAGAAAGTAATCAGGCTTACATTCTTTTAGCAGTCTTACAAATTCAAAGAATAAGGCACTTCTAGGATCATCAAAGTTAAGCTGCTTACCAGCAAATGAAAATCCCTGACATGGACTCCCTCCCATAAGCAAATTCACATGAGGTAAGTCATCAGCCACGACCTTAGTCACATCACCTAACTGTACTGTTAATGGATGATTCTTTCTCGTAATCTGTTTAGGATATTTCTCTATTTCACTAGCCAGGTAAATACGAGTTGAGATACCAGCCTTTCTAAGAGACTCTTGACCGCAACTTATACCATCAAATAAAGATAAAACGACATCTAGGTCGAACTTGGGTTCGCTCATTCTTCAGCTACATTTACTATTATTTCATCGTCATCTTTCTCCTCGACCTCAACCAAATCCTCGCCAGGTGTCACATCAATAGACTGCTGTATTGAATCTAGGGAAGCAACATTAATAATGACTTGGGAATCGTTCTTTACTCTATTGGGATCAATCGCTTTGTGTACAGGCAAGATTCTGTCCATACACATCTTCAGGCAATGCACATCTCCATCCATAGCTTTCTCGATGACCTTGTTGACTATCTCAGGTGCTTTAGCAGACATTACCTCTCTTGCGAGGGCGGTATATTTGTTTTCGCTGCCTTTTGGTCTACCGTGTGGATTAAGAGGTTTCATGCCCTTTTTAAAGGCTGGATTTCCTCTAGGTTTCTTCTCTTTCGACATTCTTTATATTATACCAAGTGCCAGTTTTTATCTAAAAAAGGTATTGACTATGCTATGCAGTTTTTTGGAATTTGGTTTTTTGTGGTTGGGGTTGTAAATTTAAAGTTACTGAGCGATCAGGTGAGCCTCCCCCTGGCAAGTGATCACATAGCGTAGATTTAGGCGACTTTCTGACTGTTTAAGCTGTAAGGCATAGCATAGCGTAAAGGTTTGAGGGTTAGTGTTCTTTATCTGTATGAGATAAGGAACAACTTACCAATTGAATTAGAACCAAAGATAAATAAAAGAAGGATAGCAAATTTTTTAACTATTAATTTGTAAGGTCCATTGATTAAATACCCTTGTGTATTTCCC